GGCGGCAGTCATTCCTTCTGGCGGTGGAGATTCGCGAACCTATTATGGCGGCGGCGGCGGTGGCGCGGGAGCAGCAGGTGGAAATTATGTCACCAATACAAATGCTGGAAATGGCGGCAATGGTTCAAGCGCATTTTCTTCTTGGGGCGCAGCAACAGGCACAGGACAGAATTCGGGCGGTACTTATTACTACGCAGGCGGTGGCGGCGGCGGCGTTGGAAAAGAACCTTCGGGAAGAGATGATGCAGCTGGTACAGGTGGTTTAGGCGGCGGCGCAGCAGGTCGTGCGCGGACTGGATCAGTATCGAACGCGACAGCCAACACAGGCGGCGGCGGTGGCGGCGGAAACTTTACAGGTGGAACTACAAGACCAGGATCAAGTGGTGGTTCAGGTCTTGTTATCCTTCGTGTTGCAGGTACTTATACAGCAGCAGCAACAACAGGTTCACCAACTCGTGTTGTTTCAGGTGGTTACACTTATTACACCTACACAGGAAGTGGGAGCATAACTTTCTAATGGCACATTTTGCGAAAATTGATGAAAACAATGTTGTGCAACAAGTAATAGTTGTCCACAATAATGAACTTATGGTTGATGGTGTGGAAGTTGAAGAAAAAGGAAAAAAGTTTTGTACTGATCTTTTTGGTGGCAACTGGATACAAAGCTCGTACAACAATAATTTTAGACAGATTCATGCCCAGATTGGCTTTACTTACGATCCTATCAAAGATGCTTTTATTGCCCCAGAATTAGAAGAAAACGCAAATGAAACCACGGCTGAGTAAAGCTGCAAGTCAGTTACGCGAGCAGATAGATGATTCGTTCCCAGATCGTGACCGCGCATCGGATGGTTGGATCGGTGATACTAGACACGCTGCTCGCAAGTCAGATCATAATCCAGATGAGCAGGGCTGGGTTCGTGCCATTGATGTGGACAAAGACCTATTCAAGGGTGGAAAACCAGACATCATGGGAGATCTTGCTGATCAGCTTCGTACCCTATCCAAGTCAAAAGCGGACAAGCGTATTAGTTACATCATTTACGATGGACGAATCTGCTCCAGAATCCTTAACTGGAAGTGGCGCAAGTACACAGGGGCTAACAAACACACTAAGCACATGCATGTTAGCTTTAAGAAAGAAGCTGACAATGATGGGGCTTTTTTTCAAGTATCTATGTTAGGTGGAGAATAATGAAAAACATGAAGAACCCTGCAATCCTTGCTGCTGGAGCATTCTTAGCTGCATGGGCATCAAGCAACTTTGACCTTGACTACCGCGCAATCCTCTGGGCTGTGTTATCAGGTGTATTCGGATACGCGAGCCCTAAAAAGTGACACAGGCAGATTTCTTTCAGCTCTACATCGCCACACTAGTAACACTGGGTGGCTTGTCGGGCTTTGTCATTACTCATTTACTAACAGAGATTAAGCGACTCCACTCGCGTGTCGATGAGATCTATAACATACTACTAGAGCGATAATTTAATCATGGCAAGAAAAAAGGTTATCGATTTAGACACCTACAATGCACTCGATGCTTGGGCGATTGGCTTACAGGAAATGTACAGAGCTTTGCGCAGAGCAGGCTTTGATGTTGATTTATGTTTAGCCATCATCGTAGAACCTAATTCGTATCCTAGATGGATCTTGCCTGATCCAGTCGAACCAGAAAGGTTTGGCGATTACGAAGATGAGGATGACGATTAAGCGAATTGTCGTAGTCTCGGACTTACAAGTTCCGTACCATGACAGGGTTGCAACCCGTAACCTTGCTAGTTTTATCCAGAAGTTCAAGCCTGATCAAGTTGTCACTATTGGTGATGAGATTGACCTTCCACAGATAAGCAAGTGGGAAGAAGGGCGCATGGGCAGTTATGCACAGACCCTAGATGATGACCGCAATGAAGCTGTGGACTTGCTCTGGGAGTTAGGCGTTACAGATTGCATCCGTAGCAATCACACAGATCGCCTGTATAACATCATCATGGCTAAAGTGCCAGCGTTCGGGGCATTGCCAGAGCTGCGCTTTGAAAAGTTTATGAAGTTCGATGAACTAGGTATCACCTTCCATAAGAACCCTATGGCTATTGCACCTAACTGGATTGCAGTCCACGGAGATCACACACCAATCAAGCCACAGGGGGGCTTATCAGCCCTAGAAGCGGCTCGTAGGCATGGAAAGAATGTCATCTCAGGTCATACCCACAGAGCAGGCAGATCAGCCTTCTCAGAGGCTTCTGGGGGGCGTATAGGGCGTGTCCTGCATGGTGTTGAGGTAGGCAATCTCATGGACTTTAAGCAAGCTGCATACACTAAGGGCGTTGCTAACTGGCAACAGGCTTTCGCCATTATCTATGTGAACAAGGCTAAGGTGCAGGTCGATCTTATTAACATTGAAAAGGACGGCACATTTATTGTGTCTGGAAAGTCCTACGGCAGACCTAGATAATCGTTATCATTTCGTTATCTAAATGTGCTTGATTAGTCGGACGAATCTGTCACACTAATTCCGTAAGCAACCAAGGGCGTTGCTTGCAGTTAGGTACACAATGTCAAACACAGACAAACTACTATTAATCTGCATTATCGGGATGTTGATAGGCTTCGCCATCACTATCTTTGATGTGCAGCGTAGAAGCTATGACAAGGGCGTGCGAGATGGTTATCATCGTGGGCGTAGCATCAAGGGGCAGGAATGAAAGCCAATGAAATCCTACTCACAGCCACCGACACGATTCGTGACCGTGGGCTGTCATACGGTCATCCTGCGGATAACCTGCAACACACCGCAATGTTGCTCTCAGCATACCTACAAACACCGATACACGACTATCAGGTGGCAGGGATCATGGTGCTCGTTAAACTTGCACGGACTAATCAATCAGCCCAACACATCGACAACTGGGTCGATCTCTGCAGTTATGGCGCACTCGCAGGGCAACTAGCTACAGAGGAAAATGATCTCTATGTTTAATCTTTCGGAATACGAGCCAGTCGAGGTGAGACTTGAAAAATTTATTAAAGACCATCCGTCGTTTAGGATTTCAACTGAGTTGGAAGTTGTCGAGGCTACTCGATACATTGTTAAGGCGTATTTATTTAAGAATGCTGAAGATAGCGTTGCATGGGCAACAGGGTACGCTGAGGAAACAGTTACTAGCAGAGGTGTTAATCAGACTTCAGCATTGGAGAATTGTGAGACTTCGGCAATCGGCAGAGCACTTGCAAATGCAGGTTATGCGCCTAAAGGAAAGAGACCAAGCCGAGAAGAAATGAGCAAGGTAGTAGTTGCGAAGCCAGTTAAACCACCTGTTCAGGAAGTCAAAGCAGATGATCAGGACTATTGGACTACACCTGTCAATGAGTATAACAAGGTAGTTGATGCGCCTGTCACACTTGACAAGGCAATGGAAACAGTTGCAGCGATTATTGGCACAGGCGAAGCTGCTGAGTCACCAAGTTGCGTTCATGGCACGATGCGTTGGCGTGAAGGCGAGAAGAATGGTCGCGCTTGGGGCGGTTATCAATGCAATCAAATGAATGCAGGTGGAGTCAAGTCTGACTGTCCGCCTGTCTGGTATCAGCTTGGATCAGATGGTAAATGGCAACCACAGAAGGCGAGAGTGTGATGGGCAATATCGGTATCAAGATTAATGGTGAGTGGGTCGATCTCATGTCAGCCTTCGTGCCTTGTCAACTGTGCAATGAGCCAGTTGCTATCAGGGATCTAGAGGACATATCATCGGACTCAGTTAATGGCATAGTCACATGGCAATGTGCTAAGTGTAAAGCTGTCAATGGCTAGTCAAGCAAGAAAGCACAGAGGTTTCCGCACAGAGCGTGTTGTCGCACAGTACCTATCGACTGTCTGGCAAGGCGCATGCGTGGGAAGGGGTAGTGGCAAGGATATTGTTAATGTGCCGTTCGATGTTGAAGTCAAAGCCCGCGCTGGATTTCAACCTCTTGCATACATTAAACAATTAAAAGCTCGGACAGCCATTTCGGGGGAATTAGGCTTCGGAGTTATTAGACTCAACGGACAGGGTGAGGATGCGCGTGAGTATGCCGCGATAATCCGACTTGAGGATCTATTGCCACTACTCATATTAAAGTACGGTCATCTATCCAGCGAACCCACAGAAGCAGACATTGACCGCTGCACAGCCTGTGGGTCTTACATGATACAGAGGTGCTTCACATGCCAGCCTATGATTACCGATGCTCAACCTGCAATCTCAATCAAGAGATTAGTCACGGATGGCACGATAGACCAATGATCCCATGCACCTATTGCAATGAGCCAATGGTCAAGGTTATAGCAGCTGCACCTGCACACTTTAAGGGCAAGGGCTTCTACATTACGGATAAATAGTTATCCACAGAAGTTATCCACAGGGGGTAATCATGAGAACGACACGCGGTCTGAACAGGACTTTTACAAATGTACTTCCATCATCTGATACGCTAACACAGCAGAGCCTCTCAAAGGCTCACCGCGAGCCCCTTAGGGGCGTAGCTCGCGGGGTGCTAGTAGCTATTGGGATAGCTCTATGCATTATGCCTGATGCAGGTGGATCTAAACCAATGCAATTCGTTACCTACAAAGAATATGCATTACATCTATTACATTATGACTATAAGCAGTATTCATGTCTTACTAAGCTCTATGGTAAAGAATCAGCATGGAATCCTAAAGCTCGTAATGGTAGCCATTATGGAATACCACAGGGTAAGAGTGAGTGGCTTAAAGATCAAGATGGATATACTCAGGTACGATGGGGCTTGTCATATATTGAGCATCGTTACTCAACACCATGCAGGGCTTATGAGCATTGGAAGGCTAAGAATTGGCATTAGATAAGTTAAACAG